AGGGAAAAACGCACGAGTCAGAGATAAGCTATTTTGTTTCCGCTCGCTTTACCGCTGCAATAGAACGGGAGGCATCGGCACGCGTCCATTTCGCAACCTGCAAACGGTCTCCCAGACGTGGAAGGTCATTCTCTTTGCAGAACTCATTGTATCGCTCGTTCTGACGTTTCAGCCTCAACGCCTCTTTGTCATAGGCTGCCTGCAATTCCGCCTGTGTCGCAGCATCCTTGCAGTTTTCCAACGCCTCGCGGTATCCGATGAGTTTCTTTTTGGTCCGCCGGATTGCGGATTCCATTCGCCGCTGTTTCTGGGACAGATCATAGGCTTTCTTGTTTTCCTCTTTGTCATAGTCCTTATATGGGTTGTGTTCCCCGTCACCGGGTCCGAAAGAGTGGCGACAATTCCAACCGCTCAAACCTTCCCCCGTACCGTAACCAGTGGACTCCACAAAAAGCGGCAAGCCCGGCGTTCTTCCTGTCCGGCTGTAAAACTTCCCCTGCCACCAAAAATGATTGCCGGGGTTTTCGCCTCCATCGCCATATCGAGCGCCCAGATGAGCGGACACCAGCACGATGTCCCAATCATGATCTATCATGCCCTGCACGGCCATGTCGCCGCTGGCCTGCGCTGTACCCGCCCTGACAGCCCGGAGGACGGCCACCTCCAACGCTTCTGTGTGCCCGCTGGGATAGGACACCTCAGCCTGATACTCCGCTATCTCGTCCACTGCGTCCTTGACAGCAGCGGTATAGGATTGAGCCCCGGACATGATCTTGAGGTGCGCCGTGTCCAGTGCCTTGATAAAGTGATTCTGGCTGGCCTGTGCAGTGGTACGGGTATAGTTGCGCATCTCCCCGTTTGTCCGCCGGTAAACATCCTCAAGAATCCGTACCATGTGCGGACTCTGACGGATAGGGGGAACATCAATACCCGCTCCGCGATAAACGGCTGCATCAGCCTCATAAGCTCGGATACCGGCATCCTCAAAGATTGCCCGGCACTCTGCGTCTGCAATCTGAACGAAAGACGCTATTTCCCGTTGAAGGGCCTCCAGATGACCGCCTGCCTCTTGATAGACTTTTGCCTGCCACTCATCCGTGGCGGTCAGCTCAAGGCCCTCACCGCGCTCCAGACGCGCCATAAGGCGACGGATCATATCCCGGACAATCCATGTGTTCAGATCGTCAAGGTGGGGCTGCATCGTCTCCACAATCCGTAACAGCTCTTCCGGGGTCAGCATTGGTTACTCTTCCTTTCCAAACAGCCCCGGTTCATCTTTCGGAGCTGCCTCTTCTGTAAGCGCCTTTGCCTCTTCCTCGCTCATCTTCTCGAACTTTACCAGGTACATCCAGGCGGGGACCCACCCTTGCGCCACGTAGGACCGCCAGCAGGCTTTATCCTCTTCATAGCTGTATGTGATGTCTCCGAAACTGAACTCCAGCTCATACTTACCCAACGGTGAAAGATTCATCAGGCTTGCCAGCGCGTCAGCGCCATAGATGGCCTGCTTGATCGCGTCCTGCAAGGCATCCCGGTCAGTCTTGATGGTCTGGATGGTGTCGCGGTCGTCACTCTCAATCTGTGTAGCAGTAACCACGCCCGTCTGACCGTCCATGACAAAAACGCCCTCACTGAATCCACACTTGACGCCTGCCATGGACAGATTGAAGTTGATATCCTTGATCCGCTCATCTGTCAACAGGGTAGGTGTGTGCTCATGGATTGCCGTCGTATCGTTATCGTTGAGGCCAGTACCCAGACCCTCTACAAACCGGGGCAGCTTGATCCCGTTCTCTCTGGAATACTTAATCAAGGCCTGACCAACGAAAGTGATATGCGTGCTGTCTTCGACCTCTCTGTTTTTCCGGCTGACTGCAATATCAACCGCTTTCAGCTCGGGAATTGCATTTGCAAAAGCGGACAGCCCCAGTGGAGATGTCGGGTCAATGGTGTTGGCTCCCGGCATTCGGAAATAGGCAAACAGGGGCTTTTCCAGCTTCGTCAGTGTGATCTCTTCTGGGAGCTCTGCCCACTCATCAATCTCAGCGAGCGGGACAGGTGCCCCCAGCCGATAGTCCCCGTTGAAAAACTTCTGACACCGGAACGCCCGGTTGGTAATGATGTACTTCTCACCATCGAATCGGTGATACTCCAACCGGGTATAGTGCGCATCATGGTGGGAGATATGCTGTGCAAAGACCGCCCCCACGATGTCGCCGTTGCCGTCCATTTTCGTGATTCCGAAATCACCGGGAAGAATAAAGTCCCACGTCTGCCCGTTGAATTTCAGCATCATACCGCCCAGACGGACGGCGTCAGACACTTTATCAGGCAACCGTTTCAGCAGATCATCTAACAGCCCTTGCAGGTAATCCGCTCTTGCTGACCCGGAACAGGTAATACCAATATCCAGCGTGATGAGCTTTGCGCGGGTATCGGAAATGTGTTTTGCCATGTTGATTGTCTCGATACCGTCCTCAGCATCCAACCACGGCGGCTTGCCGGACGAAATTCTGTCCCACTTACTCAGGGCAGCATTCATTGTGTCCGACTGGATCAGCTTCACGTTGAAAGACTTTCCAATGTCCGTGTTAATAAACAGCATGTTTTTTACCCTCCCCCACAGGCGGGATAGAAAATTCACGACTCACCACCCCTCACACAATCCATTTCAGCTCTGACCGTAAAGCGGTACGGCAGAAATACCGGATTTGATCCATACTGTGGTCATTCTCTTTGATGACAGTATCGTCCTTATCATCATCCCATGAATAACTGAGAAATTCCTCGAAAGTCTTTTTACAGCTTTCGTGGAAGAAAAGCACTCCGGCATTCAGGAATTTTGTCACATCCTGAATACCGTTGATAACATCGTTGTCCGCTCTGACCACCAGCCATTTAGCGTACTTCTGAATCGTCTCAACCATGGACGAAGCAGACGGGTCAATGATGATGTACTGGATCGGGACGTCCCCGATCAGATCAGACAGCATTTTGTAATACGCTTCGTTGTCTACTCGCTGTGTACTGCCGCCCGTATAGTACAGTTCCCGGATCATGGTCGCTCGCTGTTTCACGGGGTCGAAGTCATACAGCCCGGCGGCAAACGGGTTGACCGTGCCATAGTCCACTGACACATAGTAGCGGTGCCGGGGATTGTATTGCACCGGGCCGTGTATCTTGTGCCTGTCCTTGTCAAACATGGAATACACAAGCCCCTCAGCCTTTACCCACAGGCCCCGAATGTACCGGTCATAGAACACACCGGAATACTGATTCTCATATCTGGTCCTGATTTTAGGGTCAAGGCTCAGGTTATCAGCCATAGTGAAATGCAGGTGAAGGACGTTGTGTTTTTTGGTCTTCGTCACCCATTCTTTATAGAACCAGTGAGACGGCCCCTCCGGGTTGCAGTTAAACCAAAATTTCGAGCCGACCACGGAACAACGGGCCATAGCTTGTTCCACGAAAGACCGGGGCATCAGGGCGACCTCGTCAAAGAGCACTCCGGCAAGGGTCATGCCCTGAATAAGCATATAGCTGCTTTCATCCTTACCGCCAAACAGGTAGTAGGTGTTTGTTACCCGGCCAGCCGTGACAACTAGCATATTCTCACTGCGCCGCTCCACGACCGAAAGGATACCTTCCACCCACTCAGGGACAAGGGTAATCACGTTCCGCCGGAGAGACTCTATCGTCTTCCCGCAAATTGCGAACTTGCACCCGTTAAAGTTGCTCATGCTCCAGAGGAAAAAACCAACCGTCATAGAGACCGTTTTACCGGAACGGATTGAACCGTCACAGATGATTCCATCAAAATCCTTAAACTGTTTCCTGTTCCACCAGGTCAGCGTCAGATTCTGCCTCTTGCTGAATTTCTGGTATATCATCGGTGTTCACATCCTCCGTTGTGCTGTTCACAATCGCCTCCAGTAGATTGTTTTCCTTCTTCACTGCTGACATACCGTCTTCACCCAGCAGCTCCAGCACCTTCTCAAAGGCGTACACGTTTCCGGCCTGTGCCAACCGCCCAATCGCCGCAACCATGAGCGCCTTGTTGCTCAAATCATCCTCATCGAATCCCAGCCGTTTAAGACGATTCTTTTTCCGTCCGTCGGAGACGGGCAGATCACAAAAAATCTGCATGAGTTCAGCGGCGGCTTTTTTCTGTTTCCTTTTCGCTTGACTCGCTTTCCCGCCCGCTGACCTGATAGCATAGGCCTCTGCCTCTGACCTTTGTGTCAGGGGGATCAGGTGCTTGTCCTGTGGCCTGGCCATGCCGCCACCTCCTTCCATGCTAGATTCTTGATTGTGTCAAATCACCTTTGCCGTCGATACCGCTTTGTAGCATCATCCAAACGCTTTTCTGCCCGTTCCCTGTCTTCTTTTGCTTTCAGGTATTTTTCTCGTGCAGCAGCGGCTCTATCTTGTTGTCTGCGCTGGTTGTCGGTGTCCCATCCAGCGGAATACACACCGCCCATAGCCGTATCAAACACCCTCTTTGTGCGGGTTTCTTGAGCTTTCGCACGGGTCACTGCCTTTTGCAGGTCTTTCATCTCCTGCATTGTCACTCTCAGGCCAGCAGAACCACGACCTCCCATTCAATCACCTCACGCTTTTGCAAAATGGTACTTGTAACCATACTTCCGCTGGTTTGCCTTGAGCCAACGATCCACAGCCTCATCATAGCTTGTCCCCGACATTCTGGCCGTCTGAACCGCCTTGACAAAAGCAGAGGCCTTGAAGTGAGACCCTTTCCTGAAAACATAGTCGCCGCGTTTCCCGCTGGCAACAATGCCGCGTGCTCCAGTGGTGGCCGTGGTAATCAGATCAGCGTCGGAGAATGCCCCGCCGCTGGGATGATTATGCAAAATCAGCATATTCCGCATTTCGCCGGGGTTAAACGACACAGAATGAGCGTTACCCTCTTTGTAAGAGTGGACAAAGCCCTGGCTATCAACAACATAGGCCCATTCTTTATTTGCGTTCTTGAACCGGGAAGCAAATTCCGCCATAGCGCCCTCTTCGGTTTTGGTCTTGATCCTTACGTTGGCATACGCAGGGAGCAGCGATTTCGTGTTGTCGGAATTGCCCCCGGCACTGGTAAAACGAAAAGACCGCATAGTGGAAGATGAACCACGCCCGCCGTCAATCATCACCGTGGGCAGCTTAGGCATCGCGCCGATCCGCTGACGCATGGTCGCGTCCTCCAGCTCATAATCCAGCATAGCCTCAAAGGTTTTGAAGCGGATGACCTCACCCGTGTTTTTGTTCCACAGCTCCAGCGGCTTGCGGAACAGCATCCAATCAGGAGTGATCCACAGGCCCTCAATCCGCTTAAATTCGTATCTGAAAAAGTCAATACGCATTTCTGCAATCACTCCCTGTGCAAAGGTATAAAAATACCGCTCACCTCGAAGGATAGCGGTATTACTTTTTTTTCTCTCGTTTTGTTGTATTTCCTTAACCGCTCCTGAAACGATTTTACATTCACGATATTTCCGGGCAGCCCGTCAGGGACATTGCCGTAAAACAGAACGGTCTCGGGCTGGAGACGATTCATCATCTCCAGATACCCCGCTGTGAACAGCTCCCTTGCATCTGCGTTCTGCTGTGTTCCCACAGAGGACACAGCCACAACGCCGCCCACAGGCTCACCGTCAAAGCACCACGCGAAGCTCTCTTTGTCGCTCCACGAAATAGTGGGGATTACCGTCATGCCGTAGGTCTGCCAATACGCACCGAGCCAGTGTTTCCGGTAATGGTTGTAAATCTGAATGGCTTTCGGGAAATCCGTGTATGTGGAAAAGTCAGGCGTAGTCACGCACTGGAACCGGCCCAGCAGCTCCAGATAGTCGTCCGGGCGATTCCACAGACGGGCAAACTGGTAATCATCCAGGAAGAAATGGATCCCGTGGGTTTCCGGCTCTTTACAGCTTTTGGCATAGTTGAAGCCAATAAAAGCAGGCATAGCGTCCACGCGGACCGGTGCCAGCTCAGGGATGTCATAGTCCCCCACACCGGAGCAGATCAGACGATTCAGATTCTCATAAGCATTTCTCTTTTGCGGATAACTCACAGTTTCACCCTTTCTCAGGGCAGGCAAAAGGACCGCAGCGCAACAGCGCCACGGCCCTTGACAAAGGAAGGAGGCCCGCCCAACGAACCACGCTATCAGTCTACCACGGGTAAACCGGACAAAACGGACAAGATTTCACTTTCCCAGAAATCCACACTATCAGTCTACCACAGAGCAACCGAACAAAACGAACGAGATTCCATGTTCAGCTCTCCACCCTGCCAGTTTACCACAGGTAAAGCGGACAAAACGGACAAGATTATTCTTGCGCGGTCAGATACCGTTCGCATATCTTTCTCACGCTGTCCGGCGTGTTATCCCCGCCGATCCGCCGGGCCACCTGCAACCACGACAGCCCGTCCACAAATCGGTAAGTAAAAATCTGCCTCGTCAGGCAATCAGGAATATCAGCAATGTACCGCTCCAGTCTGTTCCGCTCATAGAGACACTGCTTGTGCTTTGCCTCTATGATCCCCCGGAGGTCTGCCATTTCCACCGCGTACCGTGCCAGCTTATCAGATACGCCGGTTCCGTGGGGCATCCCGTCCATCTTCACAGCGCCGGGCAGGGCTTTCACCTCCAAATCTGCCAAACGGCGCTGATCCATCTCGATTTCTTTTTTCAGGTAAAACAACTGAGAGAGCTCCTTTTTCGTCAAGCCGCATCCTCCTCTCTGACCTTGCGGAGGCGCACCCGCAAAGAATCAATCAGGCAGGTTTGAACATCTGCGTTTTCACTCAACGCCTGCATCACATCCTCATCCCGTGCATCCTGCACCACCAGATGATGAACGATCACCGGGTGAGTCTGCCCTTGTCGATACAGGCGGCAATTTGCCTGCTGATATTGCTCCAGACTCCACGTCAGGCCAAACCAGATGACGTGCCACCCGCCGCCCTGTAAATTGAGTCCGTAAGAACAGCTTTGGGGCTGTGCGAGCAGAATATCAATCTTTCCGGCGTTCCAGTCTTCTTCATCCTGTGCCCCGCAATAGACACGGACCCGGAGCTTTGTTTTCGCCAGGGCACACAGCAGGCGGGAAAGATCATGCTGGTAGTTGTAATACACAAGGGCGTGCTGCCCGTTGAGCTGTTCCACAGTCTCCAGAAACGCCTCAATCTTGCACCGGTGTAACTCGTTCACCTTGTTGTCTTCGTCGTACACAGCCCCGTTGCAGAGCTGTAGGAGCTTTCCTGTGAGCACCGCCTGTGTGTTCGCAGTGATGACCGTATCATCCTCCAAAGGCAACAGCAGATCACGCTCCAGGCGATCATAGGCTTTCCGGGCCGGGGCATCCAGCACCACAGGGATTTCCTCATGGATCAGGTCTGGCATGGTCAGATAATCCTCCGCTCTCATGGATATGCAAATGTCACTGATTGCCTCCTGAATCGCCTCTGCTGCCCCCTCTCTCAGCTTGTAGCTATAAATCATATCGCGACCACGTTTATCAGGCAGGAAATACAGATCGCGGTAAACGGTCAGAGTGCGTCCCAGACGCTTACCGCCGTCCAGCAGATAGATTTGAGACCACAGGTCCATGAGGCCATGAGGGGACGGGGTGCCGGTCAGCTCCACGATACGGTTGATCCGAGACCGTACCAGCTTGAGGGCCTTGAATCGCTTAGCCTGTGGATTCTTGAAACTGCTGGACTCATCCAACACCACCATGTCAAAAGGCCAATCGTGCCGGTAGTGATTCACCAGCCACACCACGTTCTCCCGATTGATGACGTAGATATCAGCGGGAACACTGAGCGCCTTGATCCGTTTGGCAGCGGAACCGAGCACCAGAGAGAAGGTCAGATGTCGGAACTCTTCCCACTTTGCCGCTTCTTTGACCCATGTTGCTTCTGCTACTTTCTTGGGAGCAATTACCAACACCTTCCCAACCGACCAGCGATTGTATTTCAGCTCATTGATTGCGGCCAGCGTGATAACCGTCTTGCTCAACCGAGGCCCATATCCAGAAACAGCCCTGCATACGGATGGTCAATGATCCAGTCAGTAGCAAACAGTTGATACTTGTGTGGTATGAACTTCATTCGGCATCACCTCCCTTTGCTCTGTTGAAAATCGCAGTTACTACTTTCTCGACCTCTTCCCCGCCATACAGAACAACGACGTTGCAGTTCTGTCTCCGCAGTCGTTCCAGCTGGTACTCCTGCATTCGGCTCAGTCTTCCGGTCTCCGTTTTTAGTTCCACAAACCAGACTTGCCCTTCTGGAGTGATAGCAATCCTGTCCGGTACTCCGACGTTCCCGGGGCTGGTGAACTTGTACGTGATTCCGCCCCGTGCCTGGACTTCCCGGACGAACAGCTTCTCCACATTCTTCTCAAGCATATGGCCTCCTTTTTCCGGTATCAGCGGATCAAAATGTAAACGTAACTTCAAAATCCTTATAATATATTTAATATAGGCGTATTAGGCGCGCGTATGTACGTACGTGCGCCCTACGCGCCCTATTTTTATTACTTTATATAAAATTAAGTTTACAAGTTTACAAAGACGATTTTACGTTGATATTTCAACATTTTTTCGTGTAAACATGGTAGGTTTACACGAAGTTTACAGGTTTACAGGTTTGTAAACCTTTCGAATAGAAAGTTTACACGGTTTACAGAGGTAGTTTTACGCAGTTTCTACTCTCCTGAATCCTTTCTGTGTAGCGTACGGGCCACTTCGAATCATCTTCCTTTCCCATCCGGGCAACCGGGCGATGATAGCGTTTATCTCCGCCGCATCAGAGCGTTTCATATCCTTCAACTGCCCAATGAACAGTTCACACCACACCTCGGCGGCACAGATACGGTCACGTTCCACAGTCTCCACGTCACCGTGGGCTGTTCCGTGCCAATAATCACGTCGTCGCTCCAAAGGCCACTTGAGCCAGTCCACGGGAACCTCTCGCTGAATAAACTCCATAATCGGACCTTCCCGTGTAGAGGCCTCCCGGTGTTCTTCCTGTTTCTGCTTTGCGATTTCTTCCATCTCACCGGTAAGATAAAGCTGCTCTCCCAGCACCCAATAGGTCTTAGCCTCGGCCCACAACTGGTCAATCACCTCGTCTGTGAGATCAGTCCAGACGTGTTTTTCCGTGGGATGAATCCCCACATCCACCATCCAGAAACGGCGATTGCCCGTCAGGTCCTGCAACACATCCCCCGAGTTGGTCGTGCCGAAGAACACACAACACCGGGGGAATTCTTTCGCGTGCCGGGCGTAGGCTGCCCGATACCGGTCAGCCCGGAGGGAAAGAAACTGCTTGATCCGGGATACATCCGTCCGGCGGAAAGCATCCAGCTCAGATACCTCTACCAGCCAAACGCCCTGAATCAGCTCTGACGCCTCTTTACCCTCAAAGGTACGGATAGAATCATTGAACCATCCCCGGCTCATCTTATCGAACAGGGTACTCTTGCCTATCCCCTGCGGGCCTACCAGAATCGTCATGATGTCGTATTTGCATCCGGGCTCCATCGCACGGGCCACAGCAGCGGTAAACGCCTTGCGGCACACCGTCCGATTGAATGGGGTGTCCTCTGCTCCCAGGTAGTCCACAAATAAACCGTCGAGACGCTTCACCCCGTCCCATGTCAGACCGTTCAGATAGTCCAGCACTTCGTTAAAGGCATGTTTGGAGGCGTGGATGTCAAGGGCGGCGTCTATGCTGCTCCGTTTGGTAATACCGAATGATTTTTCCATGTACCAGTAAATCCCGCTGTTATCTGTGTCACTCCACATCCGGCGGCGCTCACTGGTATTCCAGGGCAGAGCGCCCAGCACCTCACCACGATTGGCAAACAGGTTGAGGGCAAACTTCCCTTTCAGCAGCGGATCATGCTCAAGGATAATCATTGCGTTGTCAATGGTGCTCTTGATTGCCCCGCTCTGTTTGTTCCTCTGTAGCTTCTGCATCCAGTTCTCAGGGGCATCATCATTATTCGACGCCGCACCTTCAAAGTCCTTGCGGGATTCCTCGTACTGCTCTTTTGAGATCAGCGCCACCACAGCGGGATCAGCGATTGCGTACTCACACATAGCCAGATAAGACGGCAGCTTGTTCGCCGGTGTAGCCGCTCCCGCCTCATCATCCCTGTCTCCGAATTTGTGGAGGCGCACCAGATCAAACGCATTGACCAGTCGCCCGGAGCAAGGGTCCGTGGCGTGGTGGCTGAACAGGAACTTGCCGCCATCGTAAATTATAGCGCCGCCGGTGGTCGAGCCGCCAAGATAGGTATATCGCTCCTGGGAGTTGTCCACGGGCTCATACAGGCCGGGAATGAGCTCAGAGAGGGCACGGTATACGTCATAGGTCCGGCAGAACGCGCCCACCACGCCCTTCTTCTCCTCCGGGTCTCCCTGCCTGACAGCCAGCTTTTTATAACTGACGGCGCCGGGAACCTGCGGCCAGCTTGTGAAATCGCGCCAGTCCTCGTAGGTGGACAGCAGGTAGTCCACGGAGATCAGAGGCTTATCCTGCGCCCGGTAAATGTACTCGCTGTCAGAGCAGACAGAGGGAAAGAACATCAACCGGTTAATATCGAAAGTGGTGGGGTCCGCCATGCTGATTCCCACACGCTCTGCAATCCGCCGGGCACACGGCTCATACTCATCCGGGGAGGCGGTGCGATCCAGCGGAACAATGATACGCAGCCGGGGAGCATTCGGGACGTGCTTGCGGGTGCTGTAAATGCAGTACCCACAACTCATCTCATCCATCTTGTCGATGACCGTTTGCGTGCCCCATCCGGGGATATTATCGAAGTCCAGTGTGACGGCATCCCGCCCGGTTACGGCGTTCGCCTTGCGGCGGACACCGGCAAGGGTGCCCGCCATAAAACCGCCCACGTCCTTGAGATTGTCCTGATCCGCCTTTTTCAGCCGCATAAACTCATCCAGCGTCTCAGGACTCCGAACAGGATTTCTCAGGCGCTCGTACAGCTCTCCAACCGTGATAGTCTGCTGTTTCCAGTTCATATCATTCCGGTTGGTGCCAACGGAAATAGTGATTTGTCTATCGTGCTTCATGTATCAACGCCCCCCCCCGATCCTCCGGGAAGTGATATTTTGTTATGCTTCAACTCCCGCTCCCAGTTGTAGCAGATTGACTCCAGCGAGATAGTATTGAGGATTTTCCATCGTCTCACTGTACTTTTTCTTTCCCTCAAAGCTATCCACAACGGCTTTTTCTTCTCTATCCATCTGTTCATACGTCTTTCTTCCGTAATCGTTGGGAAGCCAGTTCTTTTTCTTTGCAGCATATACATTAAACCGTTTCAGCAGTTTTTCATCGGTGAAGAAAATGTGCATCGTTCCTTTTTTCTTCAATTCAACATCAAAGAATTTGCAAATAATTCTTTCTCCGTTGTATACATGACTGTTAATTGAGTTTAGAATCCCGACCACATCGTTTCCTTCTGTCCGTCCGCTGTCAAGATAGTTCAACACCTTTTCCAGCTCTTCCAAAAACGCAATACACTTATATGTTTGCCACCATTCGTATCCACGGATTCTTTCATACAACCCATAACAAGGGACAATAATTTTAGGCTTAATTCTCGAAGCACTGTTACTTTTCCACCCGGAATAATAATGAATGTTTCCGTTCTTCTCCATACTGTTTTGGTATGTGATACGGTCAAACATTTTCATGATTGCGTCATCAATATTTTGGGTTAAGTCTCTGGACAATTCCAGCTTGACCCGTGCAATATTTGACAAGGTAAAATCGATACTGCGAAATCGATTCACCTGAGCCATGTACCTGCTGCGCACATCGTTTGTCAACAACCTACTCAGTTCTTTCATTCCAAAAACAGCGAGCCAATACTTACTTCTCAGCTCACGGAGATACGCGTTCTGCTGAGACAGAACACCGTCGTTCACTAATTCAGATTCTGTTGTAGCCACCTCAAGCCGCAATATACTGTGGTTGTTTCTAAAGGATTCTATCTGTGACAAGGGGTCATCCTTTTCAGGATAGAAGTATCTCACCGTCCGCTGGAAAGTATCAATGATATTCAGGCCCATTTTTGCCTCAAACTCATATCTCCGAACCAACGCCTCAAACGGATCACTGACAGCCAGGTCATAAATTTTCCCGTCTGCTGTGTCCTCCATTTCCGCCGCATGGATCAGATTCCTCAACACATCCCGCTCTTTCTCATAGGGAATACTGACATACACCATAGCCACATCAACGTTTGCTGTCCGCTCTGCTGATTGAAATGCGGCCTCATAAAATGAGACTGTAGCTCCCAGCTCATCCAGTTTCCGCGACAAAACCTGACGGACAGGACTGTTCACGTTGTCCAGTGTCTCCGCGTTCAGGAGTCACACACACTGTCCTCCGTGTTTCAACAGATCAAGCGCGTGTAGCAAATGCCCGTCTCCGTTTCGGAACGGCGGATTCATCATGATGAGGTCATACCTGGTCAATGGGTCGTACTCCAGAAAGTCACCGTTGTAAGCGTTGTATCCCTTCCCTTTGAGAACGGAAACCAGATTAGGATCAATCTCATAGCACTCCACTTCACGGGGCTTACGCTTATCTTTTTCTGCTCGCTTGAACGCCTCCACGAGATCACCCTTACCGGCGGACGGTTCCAGAATAAAAGTGACATTCGACCAGTCAACTTTCCTCATCATCTCATCTGCCAGCCATCCCGGGGTGGGGTAAAACTGAACTCCAAACATATCAGCCATCCGATCCCTCCAGTTCCAACACCATCATAATGCTGTAATTGGCAAGATCAATCAGGGTATCCCGGATGCTCTCATCCATAACCTTCTGCTCACCGCCTCTTGCCAACTTTTTGAGCCGGTTAAACTTATCCTCCATTCGGATAATACCGGCCAGAATGCCGTAGTCCTGAAAACTCTGACCGAAAGAATCCCCATAGTCGTGATTCTTCCTTTCGTACAACGCCTTAATCTCGTCGCAGATATTCTTATGACGAGTCAGCTTGCATTCACGGTTACGTGTGGCGGGAAACTGTTTCTCTTCTGATAACTCCTCCGGGTCCGGTTCCATGTTTGCCCCGCAACTAGGACAAATTGACTCCCTCGCCCACGAGATATTGGGCTCATATCCACACTCTGAGCAATGGTAGAATCCGCGTGCGTTCTTAATCCATACGCCATCATAGCTCATACATCATTCTCCTCTCTGTTCCGGGAACGCGCCGGATCAAAGCCGTCCGGGTAACGCTTTCTCAGCTTGTCCACGTTCATCTGGAGCACGGTCTCCAGCTCATAGCCAATAGCAAAAGCACCGACGGCCAGATACCATGCCACGTCTCCCAGCTCTTTTGCAAAGCGGATTCTGTCCAGCTCGTGTCCCTGGAAGAAGGCTTTTTTCACCAGATCGGCAACCTCGCCGCTCTCACCGCACAGCCCCAGTGCTGCATTCTCGATCAGGCCTGCGTGCTGATTGACAGTCCGCAACGCCTCTTTCTGATATTCATTTATGGTCATAGATAATCCTCTCTTTGAATCGATACCTTGATACGGTATAGCTTGTACTTCTTCCCCGCCCGGTTGTACACTCTTTGCTTTTTTGTAATAGCACTTCGGATATTTGCCTCGGAAATATCCGCTTTCTGTGCCAGCTCCTTCACGCTGTCAGCAACAAAGAGCGGTAACTCGAACCTGTCATTGGTCGCTAAAACATACAAATCAACATTCATTTTTGCAAAGTGTAGTCAGGGGGGGGGATTGCCCCCCTGACCAGAAAACAGAATTTACACCTGATAACCGTCTCGGGCCTGTTCCAAGAGCACGTTGGCAAAATCGACAACGCGGTTGATCTTCTGCTCACCACGTAAGATATTGCGAGAAATGGTGGATACGTTGATACTCAGCTCCGCACTGATCTGATGATACTTCTTGCCCTGCGAATAATACATTTCAAGGCACTGGACCTCACGAGGGGTGACATGCCGTGCCGCCTCCTCAACGATCACACGCTGTGTACCAGACAGCTTATCCATGACTGCGGGATACCAGATTGCCCTTGCGAGCCGCCCCATATGCGCTGCATACGCCTCGCCCCGACGATAAGAGGGATTTTTTTTGTCTGTCATTTTGCTTGTACCTCCAAAATCAAACCGATAATCAAAGACTTTAATTATTGATGACCACTCCAGCCAGATCATCAAACACAACAGGAATTTCAACGGCAAGCCGAAACAGCACCCGTGTAGCAATCTCCCGCATCTGAGGGTGTGCCGCCTTACTGCACCGGAGCTTGAAGAAATGCCGCCATTCCCGGAGATTAGCTGTCATGACCAGCTCTGTCTTGAGGCTGTTCGGCAGTACGGCACGGGCCTCCTGCGGGGTGCATCCCCTTTCAAGCAGCTTGAGATAGGCAATCTCCGCATTGTAACAAGTGCTGTACCACCGATAGAACTTGAAATCAGGATCATCATTCTCATTCAGATAGAACGGCTTTATGACCGTGATTTCCTGCCCGAATTTACCCTTGCTGTAATTGCAGTACCGGGTGGACTCCTGACTGTATGAGGCCAGCCGATGACGGACAATTTCATGGGAGATACCTCTGTCCACAATGAACAGTACAGAAATGGAGAAGTGCTCCAGAACAGATTCATGTCCACTCTTGATAATATTGGAGACAAACCTCTCAGCCGAATCCGGCGTGATCTTGTCCTCCGATTTGTAGCAGACTCTCCCGCACCTCTCAATGTGTTTCAGAATGGCATCACCATCCAGCGGGGTCAGGATTTCGTATCCGGCGTCAATAACCTTCATGTGGTTTCCTCCTCACCCTTATCAGGTTTATACTCGGCGTGAATCAGGGACATAGCGGCTCGGATACCCTCTCGATAAGCCGATCTCCTGTTGCCGCCCAAATAGGGCGGATTCTCCAACTTTGCCCTGAGCGAATCCATCACTCTTTTATATTTGATAGTTGCATTCATAGGCATCAATCCTTTTTGAAGTATTGGCCCACCCAGCCATCCGCGCCCAGAGGCAGCCCCGGAGCCCACGGAATCGGGGTTGACATGATATTGACCACAGCATCCAGCATGGAAGCATCGTCGGAAAACGGCTCAATGTCGATAACCACCTCATCATGGACATGGAACACGACCGGGAACCCGGCAGCCTCCAGTCGCTCAATGGCCTGAGCCAGACAATCACGTGCAATCGCCTGTACGCAGTTCTCCACCAATTTGCCGCCGTAGGTCTCTATCTGCTTCCATTTCTTCGTGCTCTGATCCATCCCTGTGTAAATGATTGACGGCCCGCCCCATCGGTTTTCTCCTAGCTGTGGGTCGATGTAATAGAGCTTGCGGCCAGAGGGCAGCAGGATAGTCAGACAGCTTGTTCCCTGCTGGTAGTCATACTCACGGGCCAGCGTCACGCATTTTACACGCTGTGAGCCACCCGCACTGACAACGTTGATAGCGGCGTCATTCATGGTGTACCAGAGGTCACGGATATGAGTATTTGCATCTCTCCACCGGCTCACGATGTCAGGAAGCTCGTCCTCTGACAGCCCCATATCCAGCGCTCCCATCTGTACAAGCGCACCGGTGCCGCCCTGATAACCAAGGGCCAGCTCAGCGACCTTGCCTTTTTGCCGGAGTGCATATTCCGGGTTGCCCTTTTTAATGAGCTCCAGCGGCACACCGAACATCTGAGAGGCAGAGGCCTCATAGATTCTTCCGTGGGTGTTGAACACGTCCAGCCGCCACTGTTCCCCGGCCAGCCACGAGATGACCCGCGCCTCAATCGCTGAAAAATCGGCGTCGATCAGGACATGACCTTTTGGGGCGACGAATGCCGTCCTGATAAGCTGACTGAGCGTGCTGGGAACAGACCCATATACCAGTTGAAGCGCATCGAGCTGCTGCCCCTTCACCAGTTCACGGGCCAGATCAAGCGGCTCCGTGTAAGTCCTCGGAAGGTTTTGTACCTGCACCAGCCGCCCGGCCCATCGGCCTGTACGGTTGGCCCCGTAGAACTGGAGCAGTCCCCTCACACGCCTATCAGGACAAACAGCCGCCTTGATAGCGTCATACTTCTTCGTGCTCGTTTTCCCGAGCTGTTGTCTGATCTCCAGCATCCGCCGGACGTGTGGAGGGAGGCTGTCGCGGCCCAGCAGCCTCTCCACCGTGTCCTTTCGCAGGTCGGGTATCTCTTCCCCCAGCTCTTTTCCGAGCCAGCGAGAGAGCTGAGAGACGCTGTTAGGGTTATCCAGCCCGGAGAGCCGGACGGCCTCCGCCAGCAGATTTTCCCGGACCGTATCCCCCAGAACAAGAGCACTGTGTACGAAGCCCATATCCACGGCGACACCACGGGCATTGATCCGCAGATCAGTCTCCCACTCCTTCTGTACGAAGTCAGGAACCGGAAACGCTGACAGCCGCCGCTCAATTTCCATCTCCGTCACAACGTCCTGGACACAGTACTCTTTGAACAGCTTCCACTTGTCCACATCGTGGTGGGGATAGTTCCGGGTGCGTCCGCCATTGACCTTTGTAGCTTTGCACGGCACACAGAAGTACCGGATCAGGGCCTTGCCTGCGGAGAGCTTTTGCTTGTCCTCTGGGAGCCCCAATGCCCTCCCTGTGGCATCAAGGCCAGCCGTATAGCCACAGTAGAGTCCATGGAACATGGTACACCGCCACTGTTCCGGCGGCAGGGGCATTCCCAGCAGCTTTGACAGACAAGCCCACTCGAACGGAGCGTTATATGCGTGCTTGATGTACGTCGGATCAGTCAGCGCCCCAAACAGCCACAGCGGAAGAGTCTCACCACAGGCGAAGTCGATGATCTCCACCTGTGCACCGTCGAGACTGTACGCAAAGAGCAGGATTTCAAAATCCGGGCTTGCGACATAGCACTGCGCCCCCGCTTTTTGAATCGGGATACTGGAGTAGGTCTCCAGGTCGATACTCAGATGATGGACTTGTGTAGCCATCGCCTCACTCCGTCACCAAAACAGACTCCACATCGTTACACCATTCCCAGCACCACTCTTCCAGAATGTTACTGACATCGACGCCGCGCTTCTCCAGCTCAGCGACCATTGCCTTGAAGAGCGGGGAGCTCTCCACACACTCCGCCATTTTCTCAGGAATGAGGCTGGTGACATCCTGGAATGCCTCCCTGCGCTCCTGATCGGAGACCCGGGCGGCGTCGATATCAGAGATGATAATGTGGAGAACCTTGTCGGGCCGCTCTTTCATCATTCTCACACAGCTCAGGACATAACTGGTATTCATGTTGCGGATCATGACAGCCTTTCCGCGCTTGTTGATCCACACATCGGTATTGTCAAATCTCGTTTTCAGCATGATACTATCCTCCTGTTAAAAACGGTGGAGGGCTGACGTGCAGCCCTCCACGACGGTATTACATGGGCTGACCGGTCACGGGGTTAATCTGCCCCGCGTATGTACCCTGAGGCGAAGACACCGCCGGGGTGTATCCGGGAGTGGGGGCGGCAGCAGGCGGCGAAGTAGGTGCGACCTCCTGTCCGACACCGGCGAACTCGGAGGCGCTGGCCGGAGCCGCACCCAGGGGCTCACCTTCGCGGGTCTTCATGACACCGCGAAGGCCGCAGCCCACGCCACGATTGCCGGAGTTTGCGAACCCATAAAAACGCAGGGTAACACGGGCGTACATACCGGAATAGATGTCCTGCGGAGCCAGCTCACAGTTGATATTGCTGATCTCGCAGACATAGGGCTTCTGTTCGGTGGAGGCATTCAGCACCCAATGACCCTTGCACTCATCACCATAGGGAGTGCCGTTGTTCTTCACGCCGTCACCATCATGGATGATGGAAAAGATACCGGGAGGGATGACACCGTTCCAGAGCTTCGGTGCGACGGCCTCCGCCGTGGCCTGAATAGAGCGCTTGATATCCTCCAGCGTGGCAACGTCGGTCTTGGGGATCAGCAGTGCGACACTGTACTTCTCCTTGCCGTTGGGGTTGTTCATCGGGGCCTTGGGAACCACCAGATTCACATAGGACAGGCGGCATTCACCAGTCAGCACTTTCTGAGCATCGTTCTGATACATGAGCAATCATCCTTTCTTAGTCATTCACGATTTCGCGGAAATACTTTTTCAGCTTTTCCAGTCGTTCGTATGTAGCCTTTGCCCTCTTGACCTCTGCCAACAGGGATGCGTTTTTGCTTTTCACCCCACGGGTGGGCTGACCTGATCTCTTGAGGAAATCAATGTCCACCCACTCCCGCGAGAACACCTGTGAGGTACGACCCCACTCTTTGTAAGCGTCTGCTGCCTGATCTTCCAGCGCAGTCCAGATAGCTTCCTTCGCCTCTACGTTTTCCAGGTACCCCTCATATAGGCCACCTTGGAGCAGCCGGAACAGCTTCTTTGCCCGACCTATGGGCCACCGGAAGAACAGAGGCAGATATATGTTCGCCGTGAAGCTGTCACAGCGAATGGTTACTACATCGATCATAAGATCACGCTACCCCGTCAAACTCAGCCGCCGTGGGAGCAGGCGAATACGGAGGCTTAGGATCATCCTCTGGGGCCAGCTTAGGCTTTCCGGGCGGCTTGATGACATGACCAGCCATCACCTTATCAAACTCAGCCTTTCCCATGAGCTTTTCCAGTGCGGTCAGAGTAATGGGCGTGTAATTGTAAAGCAGCGCCTTGTCATAACCGTTCTCCTGGGCGGTGGTCATAGCCGCGTCAGGATCATCAAACTTTCGCTTTGATACTCCCTCGATCAGCTTGTAACCGGGGATTACACCACCGTCCAGCAGCGTCTGTGTAGCGTATTCCTCCACATCCTTGAGCCACTGAGCGAGATGCGCCCCTCTGGTCAGCACTTGACCGATCTCTGCATCGGAGAGTTTGTCAGGCGCACAGCCCTTGAACTCTTCCAGCCCGAGATTGTTTTCTGCCCTCGCCCGGCACTGAGCCTTTCCACGGCAAAACCGACAATGATCTCCGGGAACAAACTTGCCGGGACCTGTATAGGCCTCCAGAGCCAGCGGCTTGATGGTCTCAGCCCAATCTTGCAGTTCCGCCACCGTCAGGGCCTCCTCGTTCAGCTCAGTGGAGAGTCGGGGCTGGAAGATACTCATAGATACCCGCTGGATGTTGTCCCCGTAGAAGGGCCGGAACAGCCTCAGAGCGCCCCATGCGTAGAGTCGGAGCTGGGGATTATCCTTTGCGGCCACAGGAACGCCCTTGCCGTGCTTGTAATCAACAATGCTCAGAGTGTCACCGCCAACCATCGCACAGTCACAGGTGCCGAACCCCTCCGGTACAATGTCGGAGAAGTCCACTCTCGTCTCCAGAGTGACAACCGGCATGGAATCATAGGTCATCACCTTCGCCGAAAGGAAATCAACATAGGCCTCAGCTGTCTTGAGCATTTCCGGGTCATAGAGCTCCTTTGCCTGGAGCTTCTTGAGCTGGGAGTTGAACTTCCTCTTAGACATCGGCTCAACCAAATGCTTTCTGGCATACAGCTCACAAATGCTGTGAGCCAATGTGCCCTCAGCGGCGTAGGGGCTAGGTGGCCCCTCGGGGAACTGAGCCTCGAAGTGAGGGGCCGCAGTGCAGGCAATAAAACGGTGTGCCTTGGACGCGCTCAGAAACGCGTGCTTTGTCGGAGTCGCCATAGATCAGTACCTCCTTAAATCTGCGCACCCATCGCCCGGAGCTCAGCCGCCACAGCGTCATACTGTTCCGGTGCGAGCTGCGTGATTGCCTGAACACCAAACTTCTGCATCAGCGCCATCAGGTCGGGCATTTTACCGGAGGTAGCGAGAGCAGCACCGGCATGACTGAGCTGTTCCAGAGTCACAGTAGGTGCCGTGGGTGTAGCCGCCGGTACAGGGTTAGGTGCAGGAGGCACGGGTACGGGATCAGGTGCCGGGACCGGGGCCACCGGAACTTCCTGCGCCGCCGGTGCCGGGCTTTCGGGAACAGCGGGAGTAACAGGTACGGGATCAGGGGCCGGGGCCTCAGCGACAGCCCGCGCAAGTTCAGGACCGGACACGTTGATATCCACGGGGCCTTTGATTGCGTCGGCAAGCGCCGAAATCGCTCCAGCCAGCTCAGGGGCCTCAAGGCGCACACTTACATTCAGTTCCATCATGGGTAGTTCCTCCTCTGTATTCCTTGCGCCACTCTTCAAAGCGGCGACAGTTTTCAGGGTCTTCATAGAAGCGCTTGATTGCTTCCAAAAATGTAGCGCACAGCAGGCGCGTCTCGGTCGGGGGAATCAGTGATGTATCGATATGAATATCACTGGCATCCCGGCCAATCGGGACATATCTTTTCGGAGCGCCCCTGGGAGATTGTTTGGGCTTTTTCACTTGCTTTTACCTCCTGATTCTGATATGCTGGAGGTGGTATATCTGGGATTGAAATACCACCCCGTACCGCCATCGGAGATTAGGCCCTCCGGTGGCGGCTTTTTTACTTCACACTGACCATCAGCCCGGTATCATCACTGGATACCACAGACGGCATTTTCCCGTCCCACTTCTCGATCTCTGCATTACGCAGAACCTTATCACTCAGGGACTTTTCCAGCATAGCGTTGGCTTTCGCCTCTGCCTCCGCCTCTGTCAGCCGGGCGTTTGCGCTTGCCTCTGCTTCTTTCTCCTTCACCTTCGCGTCGGCCTCTGCCTTTGCGACATTCTTCTTGTTTGTGATCTCCTGTCGTTCGGCCTCAAGCTGAGCCTGCTGCTTTTTTGCGATTGCCTTGTTATAGCTGTCTTCAAAGTCAGCGGAGTTGATGACCACCTTGTTGATGTAAACAACGTTCTTTCCATACTTTTCGTCTAGGGCATTCTGGATTTTCGCCATTGCCAGCGGCTCAATGTTCGCCCTGTTTGTAGCGTCCGTGTCAGCAAGGCCCTTGCTGGCCGATTTCACAGACGACGCAACAATGCCACTGGACACCAGCGCATCCTCATAGTTGCTTACGTTGGCATAAATCCATGCCGATTTCTCCGGGTTGATCTGGTAAGTAACAACAATCCCCTGATAGTAAATCGCTGTACGTGCCGCCGTCTCCGCCCACACCTTATCCTCGAAATAAGCATCCTGTTGCCGATTGTCCACTGTGCGGATATTCTGGACAAACGGAGCTTTCCAGTTGAAGCCATTCGGCACAGTCTCCTCGCTGATCTGCCCGAAGGTTGTCCGTACTCCTGTGTAACCCGTCGGGATGATCTTGAACGAATTGGAGAAGATGAACAGCAGCACCCCTGCAATCAGGATCAGTCCACCGTGCTTCACGATTGACACCAGATCACCGTCTGTGTGTCCCTCTCGAATCAGTCCCACTCTCATCAGCATGAGGCCAACCCCCAGCACTACGGCCACAAGGCCGATCAGCCCAATAACGAAATTCATTTACAAAAACCTCCTTCATTTGTCTGGCCGGTACTTTTCCAGTTCTGGCAGCACCGCACAGAGCTTGTCCCAGTCAGCGACGAACCGCCCGAGTTCCCATGCACAAAGTGTTGACTGAGCACACCCAACAGCACGGGAAAGAGCTTTCTGCGACAGCCCGCGCGATTTTCGAGCCTGAGCAATACAAGCCTGTTCCTCAGCGTACTTTCTGAATTGCCAGCGCTTCGCGTCATACCGCTTCCTCTTAGACCGCTTCTGTTCTTTTGTGAGCTCCTGTATTGATTCACTGTGCGCCATGTGGAGCACGTCCCACTCCCACTGCGTCACTGGTAGGCGTTCACACCTTTTCGGCATTTCCGGGTAGAGGCATTTGAGGCAATCACGATCACAGTTTACTTTCATGGTGCCCCCCCCCTTTTCAATACTCGACGCCGATGTAATCCAACACCTTCGCCCAGCCGAATTTGTTTCCGGCCTCATCTGTGCAGCACTCATACATCCAATAGTGCCACTCCTTTTCGTTCCGCTCTTTCAGCAGATCGAATCGATGAGGCCTCTTCTCCAGATGTATCCCGAACCCGCACATATTACAGCCGGTGCGCTGTGCCTTTGTGGTGTACAGCGTTCCATCCTCTCGCCGCTCAATCGTGCCGTACACGGAAGGGATGATACTGTCAGGCATTTGAAACTCTGGCCTGATCCGTCCGTTCGCTCTACCCTCCTGATACAGAACCTCTTTCATGCCCATCTTGTACCAGCAGTCCATTTCCAGTGCGAGAGTCAGGACATCCTGCCGGTTGAAGATAGCAAACGGGGCGGAGCGGATCGTAGATTTCCCGAAATAGTTACAGCCGTTGATCCTGAGCGATTTTGCCCGTCGCCCACCCTCTGAGGCCATGAGGCCGACAAAAGGGACGCTGTTGTGTTTCTTGGCCCACCGGTCACATGGATGCTCTTTCAGGTAGTAGCAGCACTTTGCACTGACCTTAAAATCCGGCTTCTGATAGTTGGTTCCCTCTTCCTCGTTGGCATACCCACCAAACTTCTCAAGCCACTTCTGGGACATCTTCATGCGGCTGTTCTTTTGCCAGCCGCCGTAAGCACCGGTCTCCCCGGTGATAATCGCGTGTCGCACTGTTGCATTTTTCTCAGTGGGGTTTGCGAGCGTCTCGATTTTCGCAGCAATCTCTTTGGAGAGCACCGGGAAACCGAACTCCTGGAGCACCCGTGCCTTATTCCATGTATGCCCGTCCTTGTCCTTTTCCGGCTGGACGGACACAACTCCGATCGCCCGGTGTACCCGCTGAATACTTGCGTCCTCCAAATATGAGGCGCTTATCAGCGGGCATTTAATATGTAGCGACCGGAGAAACAGTGCGAGAACAATGCTGTCCAGCCCGCCGACGGAAACGTGATAGTTCAGTTCCCTCCTATCGCATTCCCGGACGAACTCCTTCGCCCGGATAGCCGCATACGCCCGCTTGAACTCGTACGGTTGTTTCTCCTTCGCCATGAAGTGGGCGATCTTTTCCTTCGCCCCGATCCGCTCCATTCTCTGGAGCACGTTTTCAGCCATCGTCGTCTACCCTCCCGCAATATCTGATCCCGTCCGTTGCAGAAGGGTCAAATTCAAAACCGGGACGAATGCGGAGACTTGCCACGATAAGAGCCAAGTCACGACGAGACAACCCCAACCGATCAAGCAGGGCGTAAAGTTCATCGATCTGTCCGTCATCATCCGTCATCAACTCAAACCGCCGCCACGTCTGACCGTGAACATACTGCTCTTGTCCAAAACCGTGTCCAGATTTGGGTGTGATATCAGACTGGCTCAGCTTCTCGTCGAGCTGGACATAGACATAAGCAGCGTTTTTGCCCCTATCCAGTTCCTTCAATCGATCTTCCAGCTCCCAGGTCTCCACCGCATTTCCGCCGTGGTTATTGATGTACTCACACAGAGTGGATTTGCCCGTGGGGCCCGTCCGGTCGCCGCCGATGATAACGGGCGCACCAGTGAGCATTGCGAGACTAACCAGCGCCTTATCCCTTGTGCTGAGATTGAATTTCAGCTCATTCATTTTTTCCTCCTGTTCTGCTTGTTCTTCTAAATCTTGATAGTCTTCCCTTCGTTGTCATCCATCCACTTACGCATAGCAGCGACGGAGACAATCACCCGCCCGCCGATATGGGTGACGGGGAATCCGGCCCGGTCAATCCAGTTCTGGAAGGTCTGTTTGCTGGGCTTGCCCATCATCGCCCTGGCCTGTTCCAGATTCACCGCAACAGGCTCAACCTGAATGATGACGTTTTCCGGGGTCAGATTTTTCTCTTTGATAATTTCGTTTGCCACTGTCGTTCACCTCCTCCCTGTTCGTTGCGACGAAGGACTACGCGCCTATCGCTTCTGCCAACCGCCGGATTTCCGAAAACACGCCTGCGAGCTCACAATAAGTGCTGTACTTTCTCTGGAAGACTCTCAATTCCTCCAGTGCGTGTTTCAGCACATTGTTACGCTTATCTTCATCGGACATAGCCCGTCCGATATTCGTATAACGGGCAGAGCTCAAGCGGCTATCACCACAGTTGACAAACGCGCTCCTTATCTTCTGACCTGTTACAGGAGGCTTTTCAACCTCTTCCGTGCTAAACTGAATTTGCCGCTCTGTGGAAGGGCACTCAATGACCTCAATGGAGAGATCACGGATAATGTTGCCGCTCTGCCCCAGCCGGTACTTCTCCGCCGCCACGGAATCATCCCACTCAAACAGATCATGTGTAGCAGAATCCACCGGTCGGGACGCCTCCAGAAAGGACACCTTGTCAACGTATCCGTTCTGCGCCTCCAGTCGCTCCAGAGTCCGCCCAACTACATCAGCGGATACCGGACGATCCACGGTCGCCCATGAATATCGCTTCTCGTAAACCATGTTTTGTTGCCTCCTTTTGTTGTTTTAGGCTCCGAGCCTGCCATTCCAAGCCGCACTTCACCTAACCCGGCCTTGACTTGACTTGCCTGCCACGCCATTCCTTTCCTCGCCGCAACAGACCTTGCCGAACCCCGCCTAACCGTGCCTGCCAAACCACGCCAAACCACGCCCCTACAGACCCCGCACAACCTTGCCAAACCTCGCCTGCCGGGACTTAAGCGGTCTCTACTCGGAACGTACCGAACGCACCGTCCTTTTCCGGTCGCCATTCTCCGAGGCCGACTGTGTAGCCGCCCGCATTGATGCAGTTGATGATGTCCTCCAGAGGCAGGGACCCGCTCGCGTTGTACTCCAACGTGAAACGCATACTCCAATCTTTGAACTCTCCACGGTAGCGGATGTCAGCCGTACCCATGCCAATTTTCACCATATCTTCCCGCATCTCTGGTACACTGCCTTCGATTTCCGCAAACTCGCCGTCGCTCGTCCGCAGGAAATATGCACCTCTGAGCGTCATTTGATTTGCGACCCACCCCAATCTGTACGCCGCGCTGTTCGCTGCCTGCTTGATGGCTCCTACCGGGAATCCCCATCGGGCACCGGCCTTGACTGCATCGAGGAACGCCTTTTCTGCGTCCACCTCAACAGCCTCCTCGCTGGGTTTTCCCTCCAGCCAGTACAGGGAACGAATGAAATCGGCCACCGGGTTTTTGGCCTCCTTCTTCTTGACCTTCCGTGCGCCGGTCTGGGCCTCCAGCATCTGACGCTTTGCCTTCTCGCTCCATGCGTGGCAGATCAGCGGGGCAGTGCCTACGATACGCAGGGGAACCTGCTGAATATCCAATGCAGTGATCTTTACCAATTCAGTCTTCTTTGTTGCCATTTTGCTTTCCTCCTGTTGTTTTGTTATCATTTTTGTGTTGTGCTTGTCCCATCCCCCGCCCATGTGGTAAAATGTAGCAGGAAAGGAGGTGTACTTCTGATGGATGATTTGGGAAGAGACGTACTACTGATGATTGCGGATTATAACAAGAGGGGTGAGACTCCAACCTTTGACCCAACTTGTTTTTCCAAACTGCAATTACAATCAATCCAGCTCCTTCGTCAAGAGGGTTATGTGATCGTCCAGGACGACGTGATTGCTACTGTTATCCTCACTGAAAAAGGAGAAAAAGAAATCAACAAGTAACCACTCTCAGAAAGTCGCTGTCACCGTAACAGCGACTTCTTTTTGTACGACACGAGCTTTTTCTTCACCAACTCAATCTCTTCATCCGTGAGTCGTGCGAGCTTCCACATAAACTGTTCGATGTCAATGTCAAGCGTGATTCTGTTTGCTCCGTCAATTTTGGCTTTTCCTGTGTACTCAACGTGCCGGATACCCGTACTGAAATCAATTCCGCAAAACTTCACGCGGGTGCGGTCCCCGAAGTTATGGACTTCAAAGATAGGCTGGCAGGCCACTTCCCACTCTTCTTTACTCATACCAACGCACTCCCTGATTCTATCTGCATTCACATTCTCACCTCGCTTTCTGTCTGTCTTGCCAAGCCGAAACCCGACATACCAAAACATTCCAAACCTAACCGAGCCTGCCGGGTCGTACCTTACCATGCCCGGCCATACCTCGCCGCGACCCGACACACCTCAGCGTACCTCACCATGCCTGCCGTGCCACACCTCACCATGCCGTACCATTACGCGCCTTACCGCACCTCGCCTGCCGTGCCTTGCCTCACCCGGCCTCACCGTGGCATACCTCGCCTGCCTTGCTCTCAGCTAGCCTGCTGCTCACCGGCCATAATAGCCATACCCGCCGCCATCCAGCTAAAGTGGCTGACCTGTTCCGGCGTCATTGCCTCCAGAGCTTTCTGGATGTCGCTCAGGGCCTGTTCGCCCTGACTTGTCTCAGCAACAGCTTTCATCTGCCTCACCTCGCTTTCTGTCTTGTCCTCTATCCTGCTCCTGTGGTAAAATGTAGCAGGAAAGGAGGTCTTTGTGATGCTAGAGAAAAAGAGTCACAAAACTTTGAAATGGTTACATGACCACAACGATCAGCCATATACTGAATACCAAATGTCGCAGAAAGGATTTTGTCCGGACCCGCTTGTCATGGAGTGGTTGGCTGAAAACAAATACGTAACCCGTTGGATACCAGAGGATGACCCGTATTTGTACGGAGACAATGAGCCTATTCCATACGAATACCGAATCAATCCCGCAGGAGAACTTCAACTCAAGGCGTGCCGCAGAGAAATTATCTGGAAATGGATTCCCGACATCATTTCTAACACGATCGCTCTCGCCGCACTGGTGGTGTCAATTATCGCCCTCATAAACTCATTCTCAGGCTGACAATCGCAATAACCAAAGCGACGAGGTTAATTCCAATCGGAATCAACCAAAAGAGCCCAATACCGTTGGGATCGCTCTCGTGCAGGTATCGGAGTGTCTTGACTGCCCTTTTTCCCATCTGTCTCACATCCTCACCTCCTCGGATTTTATACGGGTAGTATATCGTAGATAATACGCCTTGTCAAGGGTTAAATCCGTAGAAAATACGGTTTTTGCTTGACTATCCTCTTATTTAATGCTATCCTATTTGCGAAAGGAGGTGATCGTTATTAACGACCGTATTCGTCAAGTCAGAAAGGAGAAAGGACTGAATCGTCAACAATTTGCTGAAAAACTTAATCTATCAAGCTCAACCATTGAAAGTTACGAGTTGGGTCGTCTTAATCCTTCCAAACGTGCCTTTACTGACATTTGCAGAGTTTTTCATGTAAGCCCGAAATGGCTGAACACTGGCGAAGGCGAAATGTTCGTTGAACAGGACAAGCATGACCGCTTATCAAGCTGGATTGCAGAAATCTCCCTCGAAGAGGATTCAGATCGGCGTCGTATCGTTGAGGCTCTGACAACCCTGACAGAGGAACAGTGGTCACTGCTGGCAGACATAGCTAAAAAAATTGTCGGTGGGGACTGATGTCCTCACCGACAATTTCATTCGATTAACGCAAGCACAAACCAATAAATCCGTCGTAATCTTTCCTGTGGTACCTGTTCTAACAGCTCAACAATCAATTCTTTATAATCCAATTTTTCCCTCCGTTCTTCTTTGTGTGTTGCTGCGTCGACTGCTATTATAGCACATCTCCAATGAAACGTATGTACCATAAAAGGGACTTTGGGGCATAAAGGGCGATTTTCTACATTTTGCTATCAGTATGTGCAACTAAATTCACTCAGCGACGTTAAGTTGCACAACTATTAAACAATCGTTCTTTTGAGGAGGTATTTACAAATGGCAAAATACACCACCAACACAAGTGACAAGTCAAAAGGCAAGGCCCTCAAGCTGCTTCTTCTGGGCGGCATCGGTCTGCATCTGTTCTACGTTGGCCGTATCAAGGCCGGACTTATCCGTCTTATGCTCGGGATTCTCCTTTGGGTGCTCTTTATCACCGGCATTGCCGAAAAAGAACCGGCGATGATCGCCAGTGGGATTGTGTTCCTCGTTCTGATTAACGCAATCGATCTCGTAAAGTTAGCTCTGGGCACTTTCAAGGATAATGTCGGGAACAATCTGAGAGCCTGATCGAATGGTGATAATCCACCCGCTGTTACCTTGTAAACATCGAATTCCCTATACTTATACGCGTATAGGCGCGTTAGGCGTGTATACGCGCCCTACGCCCCCTATTTTTACTACTCTATATAAAATTAAGTTTACAAGTTTACAAAGACGATTTTACGTTGATATTTCAACATTTTTTCGTGTAAACATGGTAGGTTTACACGAAGTTTACAGGTTTACAGGTTTGTAAAC